TCCTGATCTAGCCTCTAATGTTGCTTTGCAGGGTATTGGTTCTGTTGATTCTCACCCTTTTACGAACTCTATAGGTAGAATTCCCTTTATTACATCTTCTAATAGCTATACCGGAGGACAAAACGCAAGTAATAGACTTGTTTACCCGGCGCACCCAAAACTGTGGATTACCTCTGATACAGCGTTTAACTTTGGTGGTTATTATGCAGCCAATAACAGAGTGTTTTACGGTGTATCTCAACGTAACTGGGTAGTGGAGACAACATAATGACTTGGATAGCCGCGTCAAATAATCCCAATCTTGTTATCTTGAGTGGCCCTTTTGTCAGTCTTGAAACTTCAGACATAAGACCTATGATCGCTACAGGTACTGTAACCCCAATAGGTAACATACAATCCTCTATCGATAATCCTCTAACTAATCCATTTGTAAAAACCATAGAAAGTGGTAATCCTGTAAATACTGGTGGATCTGTTAGACCTACATCGGGACTAGCCTACCCTCGTAAAACGTGATCTAAGGAGAATTGAAACTAATGAAACCTAGCGATATATTGAATGATCGCGTTAAAGAGGCGATCGTTCGGGATTGTACGATCGACGTTAATAATGAACGTTGCGGTTTCGTATTGAAAGATTTATCAGTTATTCCTGTTACTAACATATCTGAAAAACCAAACGATTCTTTTATACCAGAACAAGAATCATTTGATCGCTATGAAGACGATATTATAGCGATCTATCATTCTCACAATACAGAATACACACCTGGGTATTTGTCATTAAGAGACATCGAACAATCTAGATCTCATCAAATACCCTATATTATGTATCACACTACATTTGATATGTGGGATATGTTTGATGCTGACTATATATATCCTTATCCATTAAGAGAACCTGATAATTATGGCACCTTAGATTATCTATTAAATGTACCATTTTCTTGGGCTAGAGCTGATTGTGCTTGGCTCATAAGAGCGTATTATAAAATGTTTTTTAATTTTGATATAACTGATTATCCAAGACCGTTGGGCGATGATTGGTATAAAGAAGCTAGTAAAATTAGTAAGGATGGAATGTATTACGATCTATTACTAAATCATCCAGGGATAACACAAGTTAATACTGAAACCCCTAAAAAAGGGGATATCGTACTAATGCGATCGTTCGGTAGTCGTGTAGCCAATCATAGTGGTGTAATTGTAGAATCTGCTACAAGCGATCGTTATGCTACTATATTACACACGTTAGAATCGGGTACTTTCAGCCGTGTTGACCTATGGAGCGGTCCTAGATGGCATACAGGACGTTTACATTCTGTATGGAGATTATCTCCTAGATAGTGTAGGAAAGGCACTTGTTGGCAATAGAAGATTATTACCAAAACGTAGTTTACAAGATCTTATTGATTTACCGCATTCGTCTTTTGTGGGATCTGCTGTAGCTTGATCAGCTAACGTGAACATATTCGTTCCTGTATATCCACACTCAGGGCCTCTATATTCCCATACACAAGATCTCAGTGCATATCTACTAGGTAAAGTAGCTTGACCGAATTCTAATGGCGATGAGCCCTCAAATGTTATTTGCATCCAAGGTTCATAAGATATTACTCTACTTATTATGTAATCTATTTCTTGTAACTTTGCAGTAGAATCTGGTGTAGATCCACCATCTGTGAATCTGAATTTTGTTCGTATTATTTTTAGAGAAGAACCTTCTAGTCCATCTACAGAGTCAATTAAATTTGATATAACACCATTAGGATCGCCAACATTGATTTCTAATCTTGGTACAGGACCAGTAGATGTAATTTCTATTGTCTTATGTGTAACAGGGATTAAACTTATGCTACCACCCCAAGAAACTTGTTGATTAGAGAAGCGAAATACATCGAATGGATTATCAGGATTAAAATCCCTCAATATGTATATATAAACGTCACTAGATTGATCTAAGCTTATTAAAGACTGTTTGAATTGTGTCATGCTGCGATTATACCTAAACGTCTGTTAAAAGATAGATATAAATTCTGTGTGGCACCTGCGATCGCTGGTGACGATTCTACATATTGACTTATACCACCATTTAGTAAGACACTTGCTACACGGATATAGTAAGTGCCACTAGACAGATTTTCTATTATCAACTCACTAGTAGACACCGACAATATGGGCGACCACGAACCCGTAGCACCTCGTTTCCATTGGACTTGATAAGAAGTTATAAAAGATCCGCCCGTTTCGGGTTTACTCCATCGTCCTATTAATTTAAATACATTAGCGCTTTGTTCTACAAAACCGACACCTAAATTTATAGGTGGTGGTGGTATAACAGGAATTTCTTCTTCTTTTTCTGTGGATTCTAACTCCCATCCATTTTCAATTATATTGAATTTGTCTTCTCGATATTCGGTGGCCAGAATTTCTATCAAACCGCTGTCTTCAGCGTCTACTTTTATTACTTGTACTCTATATTTTTTTGTATTTATAACGTCTATAAACCAGTTAGATTCTTGTAGCGAAATTGTAGTAAAAGGAGTTGATACTTGTATGGTATCCGTAGAACCTGCCCCGTTACTAATCGTCTTAGTTTCTATTGTTAAATCTGGCATGGTGCAAGTTATAGAATAACCTGACGCATTTGGTAATATTATTTCTTGATCTAATTCTATCGTTGTACTTGTAGCTGATGTTATCAAACCGCCATAACGTTTTTTAGATCGCTTCCAATCTATGACGTTTATAATATCACCAGGTCGTACAAAAAGCCCAATTAATCTACACTTGAAGGACACGGTTTCTGTTTCTAGGAAATTAGAATAAACCTGATAACGTCCTTGTCTATAGGCTTGACCTCTAGATGTACATCCATAAGCTGCAAAATCAGTTTCTCTATAACCAAATTTTTTAAGAGCGTCTTGTACTTCTATTGATTCTACTGTTTGTCTATAGTAATCATCTGGATCATTCCATGTTACATAAGCGACTGAATATCTTGTTTGTATATCAGTTGATGAGTAACTGAACATACCGTTTTCTACATCAGCATTAGTAAATTGTTGAATAACATCACCAGGTTTATCCTGCCAGAATTTTAAGCATGTACCATCCCAATAATAATGTGAGTTACAAGCACTCAAAAATCCTTCTAATACTTTATGTGCGGCTTCTCCTTGTTGAAGTACAGTATTACATCTAAATCTACGTTCTGTACCACCAAAACCATTAGTTACAAACTCATTATTATATCTAGATATGTCATATAGATCATACGAGGATACCTGACAAGAATCTATCTGTTTACCTAAACCATAACGACTATTAGTTAGAATGTCATATAACTGCCACACCGGATCAGATGTCGCTATGGGTGGCTCATAAAGAGTACCATCCCATATCCCACTGAAGTCCAAGCCGCGATCTGTGTCGTTAACTACAGCATTACTAGGAATGGCTACAGTCCTACCACCGATCTTATACCCTCTTTGTGGTTCACTAGAGAATTGTTCTGCGTCAAACTCAGCGCTCACTACAGCCGTATGAGCATAATTTATCTTGGTATCATTTACGACAGTGGTGTAACTTACAAATTGAATAGTATTCTGTAAATTACTGTTAGGTGTTGGTTCTTGTACTAACTTTTCTACTCTTATAGTGATAGGTCTTGAAAAATTTGTATACGCGATCGGTATATTGTATTCAAATTCTGTAGCACTAGAAAATTTTACTGTGCGATCGTCGGAATGAACTGTTGCAACACCACCAATATCGGCTAATTGTATTCTGAACGCCATCCGACTCGCAACTACGTCACCATCTTCTTCATATTGTTGTACCTGAAATGCTAGTCTAACTCTTACAAAACTTATATCACTAACAGTGAAAGTTCTTGAAATAGGTATATTATATTTTACTTCTGTATTAACACTAGTTTCAGATGTAAGTCCTTCTTTAACAGTGGCATCTAATAGTCTTTGTGAACCTGTACCATTTCTACTATCCCACTTAAAGCCCGTAAAGTTTTTGCTACCATCACTATTACCTACAGGCGTTCTATCCAAATAAATAGAACGATCGCCTTCTAATAAGCCTTCTATTGGACCTTCTGATAAAGCTTCTACTACTACGGCTCTTGCAGAACTGAGTGCCGTATCAGGATCTACGTCAGGGTTTTTAGATTTGCCGCCACCACCGTTACTAGAAAAAATACCATGTTCGCCTACAAGATATGTATGGTATTCATCTACAACAAAATTGTACACAGTGGTTCTTTCTAGTTCTTCTTCTACCTTTAGTAACGGTCTGTATTCTAAATATTTGTCAATAAAGAATTCGTCTATATTCCATTTACCAATCTCTTTAAAA